TGTGCTTGAAGATCTACGGGTAAACGATCTGTTGCAGCAGTTAAATCTAAACTTTGTACAGTTTGTATCCGTCCTTTCAAAGCAAGTTTGGGTCTAGGTCTACCTACATAAGAATCCACTTCAACAGCGGGTTCTAATTTAGGTACACTTTTACGAACGATATCTTGTAAGAAAGGCGGTAGTTTCTCTATCCCCTCAAGGGTAATTCTATTAACAGGGAAACCATTAATAACAATTACTTCTGGAGGAGGTGCAAAAACACCTTTATCGGGTGCCACCAAGTTCAGCGCTCCTAACATCCCAACAATGGGACCAACTTGATTGTTGGTACCATCGTTAGGTACTTTAGCGAGTTGAGCGTAGATGGCATCGTGTAAAGGCCGAAACAGTATTTGAGTTCAGAAGTCTGTGATCCCTATCTTCCTCATTTTACCTCGCGCTTCTGGTAACACAGCAATGTGTCCCAGTAGGGGTTTAACCCCCACACAAAGGCAAAAGAGAGAAATAGGAGCAACAAGTATTGAAAAGAACAAGAATTGAGTTAAACATATGAAGTACCCATTTGTATAACAAATTAAACAGTACTCATACCACTTTCTTGGTCTCAGGGTCCAACCAATGAGATCTAGACCTAATCCAATTGTTGCTACAGGAAAATTAGGACCAGCTTTAGAAGATGCATAGAAGATCGAGGGCTTTCCTACTCTAAGAGTAGTTATACCCAACGATTTCAACGCAGCCTTCAGCTCTACTACATTCAATGTACTATCACCAAGATTAGGCTTAACTATAGAGTCCCAATTCACCAACCGAAAGGAAGGTGAACAGGCTCTAAAGAAAGACAGTAACGTTAAAAGCAGTTTAACTTGTATCAACTGGCCTCTAGGTAAAGACCCAGAAGCAATACCATTCTTAACAAGGTTTAAAAACAACTTCACCTTTAAAGGTAAAATTGCAGGTAAACCCGATAAGGATGTTAATGATCTAGTCTTCCTATTATGTGTTTTAATCCATAATTTTTGTTGGTACAATGGCTTGGCCCGAGGGTCAAGATACTGAACCACCAAACGTAGCACTTCAGCCCAATAACTAATTGTAAAAGTAATACCAGATTTTAACCACATTTCTTGTATTAATGGTACTATAGTCAATAACATTTTAGACCCAACATGCCCACTAGGATTAGCGGGATGTTTGGAATAAATTCTGTTAGAGAATAAACCACCTAAAAGTCTAGCATAACGCCACAACTCCTTT